ATCTCTCTATTTGTTTTTAGGGGTTAACCTTGAAATGTTACTATAACGATTTAGCGATTTAGAATATAAATACAAGTTGTATCTCCAATCATGGTTTGCAATAGTTACCCTGTTATAAAACCACAACACAACCAAGTCAATAATTGTAATCTTATACTTTTGATCATATATAACATCAAAAACATACCTATGTAGTCTCTCTATTAAACACCATTTCATCCCTCGCCCTCCTTTCCGAAAGCGGCTAATCTTAAGGCTTCCATATCGCGGCTCGTATCACTCAACCAATAACCAAGTGCCTCTTTATACCTCTCTTCTGCCTCTTCGTTGCTCTTGGCTTGGTAGTATGATTCAATTTTTTCCATTGCATCACTCATTTTTTCCTCTGCAAACATCTCATCAAACCTATGGTCATCTGACTTGAAAGCGTGCAAGAATAACTTATACAGGTATTTTTCTAATTCCTTTTCTTTCATATTAAATTGTTTTAAGGGCAGCAATGTAGTGATTCGCCTCAGCGTACCCAACGCGGTGAAGGAAAGCGTAATAGTCTCCCCCGTCATACATATTATCCTGCCAAAGTTTATAATCCTTTATTGAATCAATGTAGTTGTGGTAATAAGCATGCCCACGCTGCGTTCCAAGTGCGGTTGTTTCCCTTACTCGTGGCTCTTTCATACCGAATAAGTTACTATTCTCCAAGCAAATGGCGCTCGTGAGCATGCCTGTTTCCAATGCTATTTGTTGCTTAACAATCTCCGGGTGCTCAATACCAAGAGTATCAATCCAATACTCGACATTTTCCCATGAGAGCACGTGAAGACTATCAAGCTCTGTCTGAAGGCTATCAGCCCTCTGCTTCTCAATCTTCTCTCTATCAATCAGTTCCTTCATGTGGGTATCGAAACCCTCTAATGCAGAACTCCAATCAACAGCCTTGATAGCCATAATGATGAACACTGCGATCACCAGTATGTCTGTCCGGTACTTCTCCCACAAAGTTTGCTTCTTTTCCATTCCCCTTGTTTTGGTTAGACAATATTGAGCCTGATCCATGCGATCCCTCTCGTGGTCACCATAGTCTGTGACACAACCATGGGATAGCGAGCGTTTCCGACCTTGGTTCCCTTTGTCTTAAAGTAACCGCGCTCAACGAACGTCTGATAAGGCTCATTGTTAGGCTTCAATACCCTTCGGGCACGAAGCTTGGCAAACAATCTGTTCTGACCAGTGCCGAGCATCTTAGCCACAGCACCTACAGAAAATAATTCCGGGGCTTCAAATACTTCCTCAGCAAACTCAACCTTTGGAGCCTGAAGAGCGATAGTCTTATTTGCCTGATCCAACTCCGCCTCGGCTTCCAGAATCATCTGAGCGAGCTGTGAGCGACTAATGTTATCAAGCTTAGTGTACCCCTTCGTGGTAAGCTCCTTGATGCGGTCATTGCACCAGATAGCAAACTCAGGACTCAGCCAGCGAGCAAACTCTATAGCCACATCCTCGTGGAACCATGTCCCTTGATTGACGCTAATGCCGCCCTGAACTGTCTGAATAAGAGCCGTTCGGGGAATCCCCCGTACGCTTTCCAGACTCGCAAGGAATCTATCGGTAGTTGTCAGTCTAAGAAAGTCACTCACTTGCTTGTTGAAAGGCTTAGCCATCTGAGTAGCATTAACCGCAATGGAATCACCAGAATTAAAAGTGATCTTGTTTCCTAAATAGTTTACAATTTTTTTCATACTGTTTAATTTAAGTTTGCATTGGTGCTTTATAAATTTGCTTACACTTGTCGCTGCAAAAGTCAATCTTAGTCCCATCCAGCAGCATTATGGAGTAGTAGTTTCCTTTGATCTCCTTATTACAGACATCACAGTATAGAACCCTCACCTCCCTTGTTTCTGTCTTTATCATAACCGATATTTAAAATGGCACATCAAGTCCTTTGGAATCGAACTCGTTATTCACTACGATATCTTTATTGTCAAGCTGTTGCTCGAAGATGTTCTGCTGTTCAGCCGTTAGCCAGTTGCTATCGTCCCAATCCTCATTCGAATCTTCGTATCGTCCATTCTTGACGTTGTAATCAAGCTCCACGTAACCGAGCATACCAAGGTGTTTGAACTTTACCTTGTTGATGTATATCCGGACGCTGTTATTGCTCATGTTCCTGTATACGGTCAGTCCACCGTCAGTCTTATTGAAGAAGTTGGCGCTACCTGAGATATCCATCAGGTCTGGCACCATTACGGTACCGTCATCATTCTTCGGCATTTTAGTAGGGTGAGCCACGAGGAAGATGTGGCAGTTACGATCTCGCTTGAATTGGTTCAGGTCAGTCAGGAACTCATTAATGTTCTCAGTAGTATGCTGACCACCCTTGTCAATCTCAGTCCAAGGATCGATGATCAGCCCGTTAATCCCATAGCGAGACACCAGCATGTCGGTGATACGCAGGATGTTATCGAGCTTATAGTTGTTGTCTTCCGGGTAGACCCAGTAGAAATGCTTACTGATGAAGTCGTACGCCTGCTCAGATTCACCCGGAGTGCATGCATTAAACTCCTTCCCAACGATCTTACTCACCAGCTTACTGATGTGATATTCAATCGGGAAGTTCTCCGGAGAGAATACAGCAAAGCTCCAATCCTTCTCCACAGCCAGCCGTGCCATGATATCGTCCAGAAACTCAGACTTTCCATGCGTCGATACACCAGTGATGATGGTCATCCTTGGTTGTTCGAAGCTGTAGAACCTCTGGAACTCCTTGCTACCTACCTGATCTCCGGGCTTAAGCCCTTCCCTCTGGAGCTTGGCAAGCTGAGCCTTAACATCGTTCACTGTTACAACGTCAGAGAGCGGAGCAGGCGTAGCCTTATCAATCGTTGCAGATAATGCAACAACTCCATCCTTCATAAGCAGCTCGTTCGGGTCGTTGCAGCCCTTAAAGTCTACAAACCAGCATCGGTGTGCCTGTAAGCGCCGTACGAATTCCTTCCTGAGCGTCCTCCCGGCTTCATCATCATCCGTAGCAAGTATGATCCTCTTCAGGGGCTTGAGCTTATTCTTAGCTCTCCATTCATTATCGAACAGATGGTAGTGGTTGTCAAGATATTCCAACTTCAGAGACCCCTTCGATGCGCCGTTAGGTACAGAGATGACATTACTACGGTCACTCTCGACGTAACTAAGAACATCCATCTCTCCTTCAGTGATAATGATATCACCGTCAGTATGATACAGGGCATTGAGGTTGTAGAAGATCAGCTTCGCATCCTTGTACAACTTGAAATTCTTGGCACCATCGCGGTACTTCACGTTCTCAAGCTGCTCTCTATCAAGGTAGTTAAACTGAATAGTGTTTACCTCAGCGTCTCGCTGCGGCATCCATGCCATGCCCTCGGTTACCTTGAGCTTGCGCAGCGTGTCAGGGGAAATGGATCGAGAAGCAAACCATTCCGTAGTCTTCTCACCGATCTTGTCATAGCTCGATGGAGGCTTAGGTTTTTTGTACTTCTTATGATTAGAGGATTCGAGATAGCCGCCTTTATCAACCACGAATTTAGCACCGCAGTTGTGGCAGTTTGCTATCTGCTCGTTTGTGTCTACGGATAACGGGGTGTCCGACTGATTACTCGCCTTCGACCTGTTATCCTTACACATGGGGCACTTGGTCTTGAATTGCCCCGATTTACCATAGGGTATCTGGATACCCATCTCGTCGAACGTAGCCGCAGCGTACGTCCCATCCTTCGATTGATGCATACTATCTGGTTGATTTTTACAGTTTTACATACTCCCACCTATACCCGTAGGCTGTTTTCCTTACTCCTCTCGCACACGATGTAATACAGGACGGTAGCCTATCCAAGCTCCTAGCTGCTGCCGAGGCGCTTTCGAATATAGCTATCTGATTACCTGACAAATCGAATTGCCTTACTTTCTTTTTGAATTGTTGCCAGCCAGCCTCACCATTGAATCTCATGTTCTTACGGGCGCGTTCAGGCTTCTTCTTACCCTTCATGGCTTGACTAATCTTCTGCCTCACATCCTCAGTCATCTCGTGACCATCAGGAAAGCCAGTACCGCCAGCCACCATATTGTAGCATAGTCTATCTGACTCACAACCCTCCAGAACCCTACTCTCTTCTTCATAAGCAAGCTCTTCTGTTTCATGGGTAGAGAGAATCTCCTTACTGAAGTTACACTTTCCGTGTTTAGCTACAGCCCTCCGGATCGCAACGCCAGAACCCATATAGCCGTCATCAACATCATCTGTCGAATGCTTGCCTATATAGAACTTGCCGTTAAGCTTGTTCGTGATCCGGTATACGCAGTGTATCTTCCTGTCTCTCATTTTACTATGTGATAAAAGTTCGGTTCGGCAGCATCGAACTGCTTCTGAGAGATATGCGACTTGTGACCGTATATGTTCTCGACGTGCAGTAGCGTGCCTTCATCCATTGCTTTCTTCTTATCAGCCGGAATCTCATTGAGATACCGATCAAAGTGTCCGGGCCGGAACAAGGTGTCTGGCGTGAGATACCTCTCATGCTTAGTGCCTACCCAATCGGCGATCTTGTGGATAATTACAGCCACCATATCGTCTTTAGAATAACCATCCCCGAATCTTGCCCTGATTTTGTTACGATACGACTCAGTTTTTGCCCTGTAGCTTTTACCAGCAAGGGTATTGAACTGAGTTATAACCCAAGTTATATCTTCCTCAAGCTGTTTACGCTCGCGGCTTTCCTGTACCCTTGGTGTAGAGAGTGCGGCATGCTGGTACTTCTCCCAGTTCTTAATGTAGTAGAACCCCTTGTCACTTGAAATCATTTGCTCCGCAACTAATGCTCGGAAGAATTTGTTAACAATCTCAAGCCCGTAGCTTCTACATGCCAATTCGAACGCTATAAATAGCGAATCTTCATCATGAGCTTTATTCTCGCCCTGCCTGAACCAGCCGCCATCCTTAGCAGCAGCCTCCAGCATGACATTCCACATCCAACTGAACACGAAGAAATCCTTATCGTGCTTCATATGTATCTTCCGGAATTTATCGTCTGTGCTCATGCCTACGTAGTGTTTGAACCAATGTACGTTGCTCATGTTACAATTTGTAATTTACATTTTGTGAAAAGTGAGGCGAGGCCGTGTTGATATGGCGCCTTCTGTTTACCCCTCCGCGTCTATTGTCGGGCACCCCGCGTCACTGTCATCATCCAACCAAGAGACTATTCAGCCTCTTGTAGATTAAAAAGGGAGATCATCCTGCCCATTATCTCCGGCTGGTGCCTGAGTTTGGGGTGCGGGATCAGCTCCGGGCATGTCACTAACGTCCGCTTGGGGCGCTGGATCATTACCTCCGGTTGCAAATCCCTTGATTCTCCAACCATTCAACTTCGTGAAGTTGCTGGTCTTACCGTCCTTCTCAAAATCCTTACCCCTGATATTCACATCGACGGTGACCTTATCACCAGCGCTGTACTTATTCAGAAGAGAGGTCTTGTCATTAACGAACTCAATCGTTACCCTTTGCGAGTAATCTGTATCCTCGTCAATATCT